ACCCCCGCGATGAAGAGGGCGAGCTCATGTGGCCCGAGCGGTTCGATGAGAGCGCAGTGGCGCGGCTGGAGACCAGTCTTGGTCCTTACCTTGCGGCCGGCCGCTTACAGCAGCTCCCGGTACCGAAGGGCGGCGGCATCATCCAGGACGTCTGGTGGCAGAACTGGAGCGCGGAGGCAGCCTCCTACGGTCTCGAGTGGAACGCGGAGAAGGATAAGTTGAAGGAGTTTCCTCAGATGGAGTTGGTTGTAGGTTCTGTCGACACGGCATATGGCGAGAAAGACGAGAACAACTACAGCGCGATGTCCGTCTGGGGAATCTGGGTCGATCGCGGCAAGAATCGTCGCGCCATGCTGATGTACGCTTGGGCCAAGCGACTTTCGCTTCATGGCAAGTCGGTGAGCATCATGCAGGGAGAGCCGGAGGACGTGTACCGCGCGCGCAAGGCCAAGGCCATGGGACTGGTGGAGACGATCGCCGAGACCTGCAAGCGCTACAAGGTGCAGCGGCTCCTCATCGAGAACAAGACCCGCGGCCACGACGTCGCCAATGAGCTGCGACGTCTCTACGTCCGCGACGACTGGGGCGTGGAGATGACTAATCCGCAGAAGGACAAGGTCGCGCGGACCCACTCCATCGTGCCGCTGTTCGTGGACAATGCGGTGTGGGCGCCAAACACCCAGTGGGCGCAGAGCGTGATAGATCAGTGCAGCCGGTTTCCCAAGGACACCCACGACGACCTCCACGACACGGTGACGCAGTTCCTCAACTGGGCGCGCGAGAACATGTTACTGGCGCGGGCCGACGAGGAGGAGGCGTTCCGCATCGACGAGGCGACCTATCGGCCGCCGAACAAGGGCGTCACTGAGCTGTATGGGCTTCAATGAGCGCCTTAGTTATAAAAACCGGCATGGAGGTCGAGTACCAGATTGCACGGCGCTATGCCGCACCGGACATATTGGTGCTTACTGGCGCTGCTACCGCTACCAGTCTAGACCAAGTGGTGCCGCAAGATTGCAAGGCGGTCCTTTCCTTAGGCGTGTGCGGTGGGTTGGCTCCAGAGGCACAGATCGGGCAGGCGTTCATCTATGATCGAGTTCTTACGCCGGAGACGATGGAGCTGGGCTGGAGCGAATACAAGTGTGACTCGGCATGGCGCAAGCGACTCTTCGCCGCGACTAGATATTACGAACGTAGCTGTTGGTCCAGTGGACAGTTCAATACCGCCAACACCGTTGCGGCAAGAGCAAGTCTCTTTGGGCACACCAATTGCTGGATCATTGATGATGAATCCTACGCCGTCGCCCAGTTTGCAGCTAAGCGAGGCATTGCGTTCATCGGCCTTCGAACGGTATCAGACGGCGCTGAGGACAATCTCCCACCCGCCGTCATCAACGCGTTGAACCCGAACGGCACGGACAATCTTTGGAATGTAGTCGCGTCGGTTGCCGAAGATCCGCTTCAGATCCCGGCGCTGATCAAGACGGCACTGGAGGCAAAGCGAGCATTCGACGAGTTGGAGACCGCCTGCATCGCGGTGGGGCCTAACTTTCAGTGGGAGTGACGTGATGCTCTCTCGCCTTCTTTGCTGGCTCGGATGCCATGACTGGCGCGAGATGAACGGTCGCTGTCGCGAATGCGGCTATGTAGATCCATATTGGAATGAGTGGTTCAAGTGACCCAGATCGTCCGCGCCCAGTTCTGTTGCGTCGCCTGTCGTCAAGTGATGGTGTGTGAGTTCGTGCCGCCGCGGTACATGCAGCCGCGGATACCGGTTCATCAATGCGTCAGGAACGCTCAATGGCCAACGTCTATCCGCTCAACCAACCCGACCCGGATGCCGATGTCCGAGTCCCAGCTCCGCAGCGGGACGGTTCGGCGGTAATCATCCACATTGACGGTGACGGTGCCGGCTATGACCCGGAGACCAACACCGTTCAGGTCGAGGGCGAGAACGGCGACGTTATCGTCTCGTTCGGTCCGCCGGAGCCGGAGCCGAAGGAGTCTAAGTTTGCCGACAACTTGGCCGAGCACCTGAACGACACCGAGTTGACGACTATTTCCGAAAAGCTGATGGCGGGGATCGAAGCCGATGAGATGTCAAGATCGGAGTGGCTCGAGAACGCGGCGCGAGGCATCGGCCTCCTCGGGCTCGAGCTTAAGGCCCAACAAGGTGCGTCGGCAGGAGCGGCGCAGACGCCGGCTGAAGGGACTAGCAACGTTGATCATCCTCTCCTACTTGAGGCCGTACTCCGCTTTCAGGCTAATGCGCGCGGCGAATTGCTTCCAGCTGATGGCCCGGTCAAGGTCCGCAACGATGGAGAAGGAAACGCCATGAACCTCGAGCTGTCCGGCGCGCTCGAGAAGGACATGAACCACTATCTGACCAAGACCGCCAAGGAGTATTACCCCGACACCGACCGCATGCTGCTGCTCCTTGGCTTCAGCGGCATCTCATTCAAGAAGGGCTACCATGACCCCATCAAGCGGCGGCCGGTGATCGCCAGCATCGACGCCAAGGACCTGATCGTCTCCAACGCCACTACGGACTTGGACTCAGCCGGTCGAGTCACTCAACGGATCATGCTGCGACCTGGCACGCTGAAGCGAATGCAGATGCTGGGAGCGTATCGCGACGTTCATCTGCCGGATGCGCCGCTGATGCCGCCGAAGAACGCCGTTGACGAGAAGATCGGTCAGGTCCAAGGCATTCAGCCGATCGGCATCACCTACGAGACCGCGGACCTCGATCGCGAGCTGCTGGAGTGCTACTGCGAGATCGAGATCCCTGGCTTCGAGCACGAGTTCAAGGGCGAGCTGACTGGGTTGCCGCTGCCCTACAAGGTGGTGCTGGACCGTGACAGCCGCAAGATCCTTGAGATCCGTCGCAACTGGGAAGAGGACGATCCACTATGTCTGCCGCAGAATCGCATCATCGCGTACATCTTCATTCCGGGACTTGGCTTCTATGGAATTGGCCTTCTCAATGTTCTCGGGAATGCGACAAAGGCGGTCACTGCTGCATGGAGGTTGATGCTGGACGCGGGGATGTTCGCCAACTTCCCCGGTTTTTTGTACCTCAAGAGCTTCGCGAAGCAGCTGACTAATCAGTTTCGCGTGGCTCCAGGTAGCGGCATGCCGATCGACACGGTCGGCAATGACATTCGCGCCTCGGTGATGGCGCTGCCGTACAAGGATCCAAGTGCCGTCTTCATTCAGCTGATCGAGAACATCGCCACGACGGCGCAGCGCGTCGGTGGCACAGCCGAGCTTCAGGTCGGCGAGGGCAAGCAGGACGCTCCGGTCGGCACCACGCTTGCGCTTCTCGAGCAGGCCACCAAGCTGATGTCGGCCGTTCACAAGAGGCTTCACCAGGCTCAGGGTCAGGAGTTCGAGCTTCTCAAGTCGCTGCTGATGGAAGACCCGGAGGCGCTGTGGCGACACAACAAGAAGAGCAAGGTGCTGCGGTGCCTCAACGCTCAGATACCGGAGTTGGCGGCCGTATCGGCGCAGCAGGACCAGGCCGATAGCCGGCGCAAGCAGCTGTTCGTGACGGCCCTTGCCGACTGCGACCTGGTGCCGGCAGCCGATCCGAACACGTCGAGCCAGACGGAGCGTTACCTCAAGGTCTACGCGCTGCGGCAGATCGCCATGACTAACCAGGGTATGGATCTCAACGCGGTGGATCAGCGCGCCATCAAGATCCTTGGCTTCGACGACGCGCAGGCCATGTTCAAGCAAGCCGATCCGAACGCACCGCCGCCTCCGCCTCCGCCAGAGCTGCTGATGGCGCAGGCTTCGCAGATGGCGGCCCAGGCCCGCATGCTCGACGCCCAGTCGCGGCAGATGGAGGCTCGCATCAAGCTCCAGGAGAGCCAGACCGACGCCCAGAACAAGCAGCAAGACCTGGCGGTGAAGGACCAGATCGCGAAGGAAGGCGTGGCGCGGGAGATGATCATCCACGCTCACGATCAGAGCCATGAGACAAGTCGGTTGGCTCTTCAAGAGCGGGCGGAGACTCAGCGACTGGCGATGGAGCACCAGGACAATCGCGAGGAACGCCAACACCAGATGGGCGTAGCCGCCCTCGGTCACGTCGTCGATCTTCACAAGGCACAAGGAGATCACGCCGTCGACGTTCACAAGGCGCAGACCGGTCACGTGGTTGGGATGCACAAGGCCGCGCAGGATCGCGCCCACAAGTTCCACATGCAAGGGTTAGCTCACGTTCACGAGGCGCAGCAATCTGGTCTAGAGCGTCAGCATCAGCTAGCGTTGCAGGAAGCGAAGCCAGAGGGCGTTGCCCCATAACCAACAAGGAATCATCATGGCTCATCCCAACAAGCGAGAGACAGAGTCTTCCCACGCCGCGAAGCTGAGGTCGATGACTGAAGACTATGGCAGCGCAGACCCATCCATGCGGCAGGCGGCATCAGTCACCAAGTACAAGCAGGAAGGCCCGGAGGACGACGTCGGGTTTGGAGCAGACAACGACCGTCCCAGGCTTCATGGCGCCAGGGTTACGCGGATGACCAAGCCGGCCAACCCGTACGCCACTTACAAGAGAGGAGGTCGCGTCCACAAGGCCTCCGGCGGCGTCGCCGGCGTCGAGGACATCGAGGACGCCGACATCAAGCAGAAGCTGGAGGCAGGCAAGAAGCACGGCGGCAGGGTCAAGCGTCGCGCTGATGGAGGTTCTACGTACGATCCAAAGTCCGTTGATGATCCTACGCACGACAAGATGTACATGGATCCGAAGTCTGGTCCCTGGAAAGGAAAGAACTTAGATCCTGGAATGACAGCGGCTCCTTCAACGGACGATCAAGGTCGCCTCATCAGTGGTCCAATGAAGGGTCTGCGGCCGATGAAGAAGGGTGGCCACGTCAAGCG